GGTATCCTCACCACAGTGTGGACAAACACCATGTACTGTATCGATATAACCAATTTTAAAAGGGGGTTTAATCATTACTCTAACCAAGGCTTATAAATAACTTTGCCATCTTCTCTCATGGCTCGCAATGATTGATTTCTATTTGAATTAGTCGAATACGAACAATGTATCCAGCCCGAAGTCGGTTCGTTATCACGGTAAAATTCTAATATAAGCTGGTCAAATTCTAATTCGTTTTTAATGTACAAAGCTAATTCTCTATTATCTACACCAGGTATTTCAAAATCTGCTGCGGCTGCACTATCATCCGCTACGTGTTGACTGTTAATACTACTACCTATCTCTGTGCAAAGCTGTGCACAACGAAAGCCACTAGATATAATTAATGGTTTATCAAAGTGTGAGCGAACCGGTTGCAATATGTTAATTGCTAAATTTTTGAGGTTCTCAATTTGTTGTGGATTAGGATTGTTGTTGATACCTTTTCTCTCCGCAATCTGAGACTTAGTTAACTCATCAAGAGTTATATTTGCTGTAAGTTTCATTATTATAGTATACTTAAAATTTTCTTACGATCCATGTATATTTCAGTTTTAGCCTTCACTTTTTTACAAGTAAATACTACTCGCTCTGGGTTGACCTCGTTCTGAGCTATCCTCTTGGACTTCAAACAATCGCTTAACGAGTCTTTGTATACATGTTCTATCATATTTCCGTTTAAAGTTAGAATAAGTGCGAATACAGTCTCTATCATTGTGTTACTTTACCTCTGTTTGGTCCACGTTTGTATCTATATTTATGTGTACCAGTCCCATTTATTTCAACCTCTACTTTGAGATCTCTAATAAATTTCATCTGTTTTACTTTTTTCTCCATGTCTTCCATGTATTGTAATACTTTTCTAGTGTTTCGATCCATTTCCATTTCTAATTATTTTCTCTACATCTTCAGTTAACTTCTCAGTTCTCTTTTTTAAAAACTCTATGTTAACTGCATTGTTTCTCATACCTTTAATCTCTGTTTCTACATCTTCTAGTAAACCACTAACATGTTCTACTATCATAAAAAGCTCTGCTTCTCCAGCTGATTGACCTAACTCACCTCTTGGATATTTAATTCTAAACTCTGAGTTCTGGTCTAAGTCTTTTTGCATCAACTCTATCTTTGTAGAATGCTGATTTAATTTTTCGTGAATACCAAAATAAGCCCACGTGCCGATTGCGATGATCGCAATCAGACTGGCAACCGTCTTCATAGGCATTTGCACAGCTGCGGATTCAGAAATTTTTAGGGCCATAAATTACCTGTTGAATCTTGACACGATCCATTCCCATGCAGCTTTAATTTTGTCCCAAACTTTG